CGGCGGCGGGCTTTGGCTCTTCTTGCTGGGTTTCGGGAGCGGGCGTCTCACTCGGAGTGGGTTCTACAGGTTCTTGATTTTTGCCGCCAAAGATTGTGCCAGCAAAGTCTGCGTCACCCGTGAGGGCTGAATTGAGGATATCGGCCATAATAGTATATTAGTTATGTTAGTTGGTTTCTTCTGAAGTTATATGAGAGAAGGGTTCTGGCAAGTCAAATTTAGGTTTATTTACCTGTCCTTGACCCAAGGTATCAATGAGATCCACAACCTCTTGACTGCCCTCATAAAAACCCGCGCTCTTAATGAACACTGGCGACAGATCAAAACCCTGCGCCACAGGACTACTGCTCCGCTTCGGGCGAACCCGTTTGGAGATAAACTTAAGCCCCTTTTGCATATGGGGCATAGCCCAAGTTTTGCTCCACTCACGCGAATCCTGATCTGTCCAATCCATTAATAAAGTCTAACTATACTCAGATTCTAACTTTGTCTAGTATAAATATATTAAAAATTAAGCTGTTTGTGCGGCCATTGGTGGTCGGCCAGCGGGTCTGGCTGTTTTCTCAAGAATAGAACTGCGCGTTTTAAGATCATTAAGAGCCATCTGCTGACGAATAGTTTCCATCTTCTGCTGATGGGTTTCTTGGTTCATCATGCGTTTTTCCTGCATTTCTGCTAACTTGAGTTGCGCTTTTTGCATTTCCATTTCCATCTTGGGATCAATCTGTCCCTGCGGTTGTTGCCCAGCCTGCATAGCCTGTTCTTGTGCTTGGCTCTGTTGGGCCATCATGCGGTTGATGACCTGTTGCTCTAGCTCATCGATATAAGCCGTGAGGTTCTGGAGTTGGCGTTTGAGTTCGCGGACTTCCTGTGCCCGATAGCTATTATTGGAGAAGAAAACAAGGTGTTCGGTCACATGGTCTGCGGCAGGACGAAGGATCTGCATCGCCTGTTCATCGGCCATCTGCTGCTGCCTATGGGCCTCAATGATTTCGGCAATCATCGGGATGTGGGCCTCGATATGCACGGCATGGTTCTGGCTATCGTGAACCATCTGCGGAATACCCTGACGGAGGTTGCCATTCTCAAGGTTAGCAATATCAAAGTCCACCACACGGCGCGGGCCTTTGTCGGAGACGAAAAGGTTAACCTTCTGCCAGCCCACACCAGAGATGCCAGCAATAACGGAACGCAGGGTGTTTTCTTTGCCCTTCTCGTCCATCAAAGAATAAAGTTCCATAAGTTGCTTGCTCGCCATTTCGGTCATTACTGGGCTTCCGTCACCCATGGCGCGGAATGCCGTAACCTTGAGGAACTGACGCATACGCTCAATAGAAACTCCTCGACGCGCACAACGCCTACGGAATTCAAGGGCAAGTTGCCCGCCCTTATCATTAGCAGTAAGAAGAGGATTGACCGCCCTGCGGTATTGTTCGGTCAGAAGCTTGTTATACGGAGTGTAGAAAAGTTCCAATGCTGCGGCGTTGAGGGTGGATTCTTGGCGGGCTTGCTGGACAACTTCGGTAGCAGAGCGGGCTTGGCCGTCTGGAGTTGCCTGACGAGAACGATAGCTACCCGTATTATTCTGCAACACTTGACTCATCAGATTGTATACGGGAAGACCCTGAGTAGCAATCGACGGAGGTTGAAGTTGGATCGGGGTCAGCCCACTAGGAATGAACGTATAAGGCCCGACCTCAATGTATTGAAAGTCTTGGATGGCTTCGGCGTCACCTTGCAACTGGATGAGTCCAGATGTGATTGCGGCTTGGGCCGACTGACACAGAACCCTGTTAGAGATCTGGATCTGGTTGTAGATCTTCTGCTTAAGTCCGCGAATCGTGTGGAAAGTGCCTTGTCCGACTCCGTAGGTAAAGATGACGAAGCATTGGTTCACGTTGCCATAACGACTATAGCGTTCGTATAGGAAATCCGAAGAATCGCGGGAACCGATAAGCTGGGTAAACTTTCCATCGAATTCGCGGTTGTAGCCGTAGATTAGTTGTGCGCGGTGGTATGCCGATTCTCCAGCATAGAGGTCATTCTCTTTAATCTCGCGCTCAAAGTCTTCCCAATGGGCGGTGTAATTTTTCCACTGATCGCGCTTGGTCGAAGCTTTCCAGATAGCCTGTTTAACGGCATTGAGATTCCAGCCCAGTTCTTTCGCGGCTTTGGGATTGCGGATATAGCGGTAAAGTTCACTTACGCTCATCGATCGTTGGACAATGGCTACTTCGATGGACTCATCTGATACTTTTGTATCGCGGGCTACTTTGAAGTCTTTAAGTCCACAAGGCTCCCAGAAGATTGACCTTTCATCAGGCCACATGGCCACCCCGACACCGTCACCCACAAATTCGCGGGAAAGGAGTTGCATATTGTAGGCATGATCACTCCACTCCTTAAGCATCCAATCAAACTCCTCAGAGATGATCTCGGAATCCTCATTGGAGTCCCCCTGATAGGATTCCATGATGACGTTGGCAATTCGCGGCACCCCGTTCTGGAGTTCGATATACGGGGCCAAGGCGGCTTCCATGATGGCGTTAGCCTCCCCGAAGTTGGCGTTGACCACATGCGTAAGTCCTTTAGATTTAAGCTCTTCTGCGTCATAGGGCGCTTCGCCGTTGACTAGGGCTTGCGCCCGCGCCCGAAGATATGCCGCATCCTCGTCTTGTTCGATATACTTGTTGGCGATTGCCACAAGGCTATCAGATGATTTGATGCGTTTTTTCGGGGGACTACCACTCTCTGGTAGATTTTCCAGTTCTGCGTTACCTGTTGCCATTAAAGTAGAAAGTGTAGGGTGTTAAGTCTATTGTGTCCAGCCAGTAATAATGCCATTGGAGATGGATACTGTATTGGTGTTGGTTGCGGCGTCAATAAAAGTGATGTTGGTTGTTGCCCCAAGATTGGTCGGGCGGACTATGAGTGCCGTGGCTTTGTCAAACATAACAGATGATGTCCAATTGGACATTGTTCCAGTAATTGTAATTGCGTTTGTTACGTTGTTTGTGTTTGTCCCGTTGGTTCCAGTGCTAGTTAGGCTGATAATATTGGTGAATGTCCCAACATTTGATCCGCTCATTCTTGACCACAACAAAATATTGGTAGCGTTATTTGTGGAAACGCTTGGAATTATCAATGTGTTTGTAAATGTAGAATTATTTGTAGATACTTGCCAATTTGTAGAATCAGAAATTGTTACCGTAATGTTAGTAATTAAGTTTGTTCCAGTAACGCGAAATGCACGGCTGGCACTTGGTTGACCCTGAAACGCCGAAAACAAATTAGACCAAGGAACGGAAAGGCTGTTTGTATTTGTGATTATGACCTGTCCCCAAAGCGAGGAAGACATTGCCAACAATGCTATAAGTGTATTTTTAAGGTTCATAAGCTCCAAGTGGCCTCCATTGATCTCCCGCCCTCACATATACCGTGCTGGATGGGTCTCCATCTGTTCTTAGATAAATCGATCCATTGGGTGCTAACGCAGATGGTGCGCCTGTGCCAGAATAGATTTTGCTACTGGAAATTGCAATTGATTGATTTGTTGCATAACTAGTATCAGATCCCCAATTTAATTCAGCAACTGTTGATAGATTTAAATAATCTTGAATCCTGTATATTTTGCCAGAATTTCCAGCAGTAGTAATAGTTGTTCCAGATATTCTTCCAACACCATTATTTACAAACAAAAGAGTTTTTATTCCATCAATAGAAGGAGTGCTGTTTGATCCAGTTATAATTGCGGGAATAGCTTGATTTACGCCATTCCCAATTAAATTATTTGAATTATAAAAAACCAAAGCATCAGAACCGTCAGCTACTATATTTGTAATATCTAATTCAACACCTTTATCATTCGCCTCTAATCTTTGCAGCGATGGAATGAATTCTCCAGTGGTTCCAGATGTCAAAACTGGAGTTCCAATATTAATTGTAAATGTGTTATTTGTAACGCTGGAAATAAAACGAGATCCATTAATTTCTGGAACACTATTTGTTCCACTCAGAAATATGTACATTCCAGCTAACAATCCATGATTATTGCAGGTAAATATTGCATCATTTCCACTACCAGTTATTGAAGTAACATTTTGTGATTCTTTTGTGTTTCCAATAATAAGACTTCCATTACACTCAAGTTCTAAAAATTTTACATCTGACAATAGAGAAGGCTGTGCCACAAAAACATCTACAAATTGTCCAAGAGTTCCGTCTGCTAACAACCTAGCTGCGGTAATTGCCGCCTCTCCATTTATCATGCTTCCATCAGAAGACAACACGGATAATGTATACCTGCTTGATCCATCTCCTTTTGCGACAAGCAATTGAAATGCGCCTAATTTAAAAATACCAGAATTTATTGAATCTGGCCTAATTCCATAATTAAGACGCAGCCATCCTCTTTTTGTAATGGAAATTGGAACTTTTTGATTTTTAATTTTAACTCCAGTGTTATATCCAAGCTGTCCTTGAACAGATCCCTCAATTTCATCAACAGAAACAATTGTACTTTGTGCATATATGCCATGACTAAACCCCTTGATGGTATTTCCTTTAAATACAGTATCTTTAGCATTTGATCCTGCTGTTAGGTATATGGCGCAATTTGTAAATCTACTTCCACCAGAAGAAACGGGACTAATAACTTCTGCTGTATTGTTTGCAATATATCCATTTGATCTTAGGCCAAATGAAACAATTCCCATTCCAGATAAAGCATCTGTTGTATTACAAGTTAAAAAATTTAAAAGTTCAGGATCATATTTGGCTATAATAAAATTATTATTTGTAATTTCTGTCCTTGCTTGAAATGTTCCAATAAATGAATTTAACTGAGCGTTTTTCGCATAAAAATAATTTCCGCGTACTATGGTTGGACCGCTTACTGGAAGCCAATTTGTAATTGACAAACATGTATTATCATTAATAAATGAATTATTTTCAATAAGACATCTTGTTTCTGAAACAATACATGGAGATTGATGGGTTTTTGCCCTTACAGCTACTGCTGTCGCCCCCTGCCCGCCGCCTCCAGTAATAACAACTGAAGGCAATGATGTAAACCACCCTTCCAATGGACTATCTTGATTCCAAGGAACTGATATTGATTGAACCTGTCCACCAGATATTACAGAATTCGCTGAAATTCCGCCAACAGTTACGGTTGGAGGATTAACATATCCAGTTCCGCCATTAGTAATATTTATTTTTAAAATTCTGAATTGTCCATTTTCTCTGACTATATCCCTCCCCCTAAAAGAACAGTTCACAACTTTTGCCTCCATTGTTAAAATGGGATCTAATAGATTCATAATTAATCCGAATCCACATGGCGTAATTGTAGATCCAACTGGAGCGGTAACTTCCATGTTTGGATTTCCCTCTTGATCACTATCTGGCAATCTTTTTGCAGTAATTGATTGGCCGTTTAACAGGGGACCGCCAACAACAGTTTCATATACTCCTGCAAAATTTCCTTGAGATATTGATCCACATCCATTTAGTAAATAAAATTTTTCGCCAATATTAAGACTTCCACCACCAGCGGGATTGCCATTGGGTTGATTTCCAAAAGAAGAAGCAAATGTCATCGTAACATTCGACCCAACCGAGGGAACAACAAATGAATTAACCTGCATTGCATATCCAGTTGGTCCAAGTATTAATCCCTCAATATTGCAATTTTCAATTGTACAACTATCAAAAATAGGACGCATCCCGCTACAAACGCAAAAACCATCTCTTGGGGCACAGTCGTTTGGAATAACACCATCGTTAGAAGCCATGTCAATGCGCGTTCCAATAAATACAAAACGATCAACCCATGTATCTACAATACAACTGACACCAGCACCTCCGCCAGTTACTTGTGCAGTTCTGTTGCTTCCATATGGATATAAAAATTGACAATTAATAAAAGATGCTTCTTTTAATTTCCCGTAAACTTTTTTAAGTCCGTATGAATAGCTTGCATTTAGGAAAAATGTTACATTTGTGAACGTGCAATTTAAAAAAGAAAGCTTGTTAATTTCATCGTCAGAAACACAAGCAACAGTTAAAAACAATTCTTGAAGCGTCCAAGAAGTCGTAGTAATTCGCGCTGGGCCTCTTGTAAAATTTAAGTTATCGAAAAGTATCGAATCAAATCGCGTCCTAATTTTCATCATTACAGCAAAATTAGGATCTGTTGCATCATTTTTATTTGTGTAAAGTTCAGCGCCATTTCCTCTAAAAAAAAGCTTGAGAGATGTTGTTCCTCCAACAATTTGTAAGTGATTTTTGTAATTATTATTAGGATCAAAATTTGTATCGACAGTATTTACTTTTGCCACTTCAAGCAAATATCGTTTTGGTTCAAACTCAATAACTGCATTTCCTATAGAAACGGCATAATTAATAGCATCCTGAATGGCCAAAGTATCATCGGTAACACCATCACCAACCGCACCAAAATCTTCCACTTTAACCGTCTCGGCAAATCTATCTGATAGCGTCCTCGCAGTATTCGACCCCGAAGCCAAAACACTACCAGTTCCTGCTGTAGCTGCTGGCAATGCCCCGACAATACGGCTATCGTCTCCTTCCGCATAGGTGCCTGCGGTGGTGCCAGCTACTACTGGTAATGGGTAATATGCAGAGAGGGAGGCCATTTCTATTTAGTATATCTGGATTCGGGGTTGGAGGCGACTATTATGTTTCGGGGTTCGGGCTGGCGAGGTCAGCCACAGCCTCCGCACTCGCCTCCGCAAATGTCGCCTGCGGCACGCCGAAAGACTCCTGTGGCGCGGGTGTCGGGGATGCGGCCCATGAAAGCATGACGGTTTCCAGCCACTGCTTCGCGGCGGTCATCTTCGGGCCGAGGGGTTTGCCTGCTTGCATGAGGGCCATCTCCAAGCGTTGCAATGCTGCGATTTGGTAGGCGCTGAAATACTTGGCGACCACTTGCTCTGCCGTGAAAGTCTCCACAAAAGGCACAGGCGGCGGCGGAATCACATACGCTTCATCCACAGGCAGCGCGGCCTCGATGGCGGCTTTGACCGTGGCCTCGTCTAACGCGTCGAGTTCGGGGCCGTCCGCTTCCCACAGCGTGAGCTTGGTCGGCCAACCATGCTCGCGCACTTCGATCTTGCCGCTCTCGTCGCGGGATAGCTGGTAGGACAGTCCGTGCCATGTCTTGCCGTCAATTTGGCGGGGCTGGTCGAGGAGGACGTTGTAGATTTCGGAGGTGTTCATATTACGCTACGCGATAGAAAGCGGTGGCACGCCACTCGACAGTTTCGGAGGCCGCGCCCGTGACTTCCAGTTGCAGGGCTTCGTTTGTATCGTCGGCGGTCAGCGCAAACGTCCATGACGGCGATCCGTCACTCTGATCGGTGCCGAGGGTCTGCACGCTGCCGATGAGCGAGGTGTTGTTGCTTCCATCACGGCGGATGCCGAGGAAGCGGCGAGCGACCAGCCACTTGTCCTGCGTGCCAGTGCGGCGGGCAACGAGCAGAATGTCCACGGCGAGGGCGGTGGAGGCGGCGATGGTGAAGCGGTTGGTGGCCGTGCCGTCTAAGTTGAGGATGGTGGCCGTGGCGTTGGTGGTCTGGCCCGACCAATAGATTGCATTAAATGGCCTTGTGGCAACTTGCGAACGCAAATTGGCGATAACGGAATTTCCGATGGCAATGCTATTTGCGGCAGATGCAAGTGATAGGGGGCCTAATGATACTGAATCCGCGCCTGTGCCGTTGTAGCCCGCATAGCTGCCGATAGCGATGGAGTTTCCTCCGCTGGCTCGGCATTGAGCCATTCCAATGGCAATCGCGTTATTTCCTGTTGCCGAGAATGTTGCGCCTTCATTAACTGTAATAATGGCGATGGATTGGCTTCCAATAGTTCCGTTTGCACCTACGCGAATAGCGCCAGATCCACTATGAAAGAAATTTCCGTTGTTTGCCGTGACGTTGGTAAATGTTCCAGCTGCCGCCGTAGTTCCGCCGATTGCAGCAGGAGCAGCGAAGTTGATGCGGGCGTTGTCGAAAGTGCCAGAGGTCACATCGCTCGCCGCATGACTATGACTTGCCGCCGCCGCGCCTGCATCTGCGGGTGTGCCGTAGGCCAGTTTGTTGGAAGTGTTGTTCCAGTAAACGATACGATCAGCCCCAGCGTCATCCGCCGAGATGGCCCCGCTCGCTACCGAAAGAATGTCTGCCGCCGATGCTTCGATGGAGACGGTATCGCCGCCCGTAGCCGACAACTCCCCCGCCGACAGCGAAAGGCCCGAGCCGATTTGGATCTCCTCGATGGAACCTGTGCTGGCGCTCGTCCTTCCCAAAATTCTTGCGGTGGCTTGGGTGAGGCCAGAGGTGGTGATGGCTCCTTGGAGGGCGAGGGTTCCAGAGGCGTCTGGGAGGGTATATGTGCGGTTGCCGCTTAATGCGTTCGCCGCCGAAAATACACCAACATGATCGTTTCCGCTGGCAACATCTGGCAGGGCGATTTCTCCAATCGATCCGTCCATGTAAAATCCGCTGGGCGCATGGGCAAATCCGCCTTGCGAAACGGTCACTCCGTCGCCAGTTGAACCAACAAGAATCTCTGCGAATGTAACGATGTCGCCCGCCCCAAGGCCAATATCTGACGGAGCCAGCGGATCACTCCCCGCCGCCGCATGGCTGGCCGCATGAGCCAGCGTTGAACTTGGCGTCCTCGCATCACTCAGCCGCGCATCATTCCCCTCGCAAGCAGTTCCAGCCGAAGATCCATAGCTGACTGTAAGCGTTCTATTGGCCGTTAAATCTCCTCCGCCAGTGAGCCCTGTTCCCGCGCTGATCGATCTGCTCGTCGGAACGCCCCCGATATTAGTAAGTGCTGTTGCGGGATTTGAGACATCCGAAAGATTATTGACTTCAAGAAGTGCCCCCTGTGCCGTCAGAAGCCCGCCTACATTGATTGTCCAAGCTGTAAATGGCCCTCCCGAACCTTCTACGGTATCGACATTAACCACCAATGATGTTCCAGAATAGCTGGTAACAAAAGCATGCATATGACGATTTACATCATAGACAATCGTAACGTCTTGTGTTGGAGTATAACTAAGTCCCGACTGTACAGTAAATGTTTTGGAACCTGTAGTAAGCGAATGAGAAGATGTGCTGGTGGTTAGGTATCTGTCTCCGCGATTTGCCAGTGTAAATGCCGTAGTAGCAATCTGGGTGGTGTCAGTTCCAGCAGCAGCGGTAGGTGCTGTCGGGGTTCCTGTGAGCGCGGGGGATTCTAGATTGGCCTTTAGATTTAGTGCGGTCTGGGTAGCTGTTGAGACAGGTTTTGAGGCATCACTTGTGTCATCGACATTACCGAGTCCAACATCAGACTTTGTGGCGGAAGCTCCGACAGTAGCCCGCCCTTTTGCATCAACGGTTACCTTGGTATAGGTTCCTGCGCTGACGCCAGAAGTGGCAAGAGTTGGATTGGGATAAGTTCCCGTTAGGTCTCCTCCTGCGGGGCCGCTGGGTGCTGTGGAGATGGTTCCCCATTCTGGGGCGGTGGCTCCGCTGTTTACCTTTAGGACTTGTCCTGCGGTGCCTATAGGAAGTCTCTCGTTGACTAGCGCCCCGCGATAGAGGGTATCACCTTGATTCGTTAGGATAGATTCTCCTCCACCTCCAGAAGTTCCATAGCGAGGAAGGATCTGCCATCCACGGGTAGATCCCGTATAGATCATCGTGAAGTAGGCTCCTTCGACGTTACAGACGAGGTTTTCTTCGATGGATTCGATTCTCTGCCCGTTTCGGGCGATGATCAGAGGATTTGTGTCAAAGGTCTCCGAGTAGTCGAAGATATCGATGGAATCACCAGCATTCGGGCTTGCGGGCAAAGTCAGAGTGAAGCTACCACCCGAAGTATCGGCTGCGATATTCTGAGAATTACTAAGTGTTTGCGGACTAGAGACTACCGTGTAGTTGATGTTGGCTTGCGGGCCAGTTGGGCCCGCTGGCCCCTTCTCCACCACCTCAATGATCTCAATCTCCCTCTCTGTGATCTCAATGACCTCTTGGCTCATCGGGCAATCTCCTGATAGACCTTGGCCTTACCTGTAGCAAACGCGATGTAGGTATAGCCGAGGTAGAGTTCGACTTCGTAGACGTTGTCGCCTGCGGTGAGGTTTGCTGCCTGTGTGGCGGTAATTTCTATTTCGATGGTGCCCGCCGCCCCGCCCAACGTAATTCCATTTCCAGAAGTCAATGTGAGCAAAGTGGCACTATCCTTGGCGCACTCCCGAATAACCATATTTGCCCCGTAGCCAGAAAGATTGACAGGGACATTGGATTTCCCCTTGCAGGACTTGGTCAAATAACGAAACTTTGCCGTCCAAGTTTTTCCTTGGACGATTTCAATATCTCTCTCAAGTCTCCAGTAGTTGGTCATTATCGAAACAAAGGAATGCGGAAGCTGTGGTTTGTTCCGTTGGTAGAAACTGTTACTTCCATCCAAGCTACAGCGGTATTGAATCCAACAGTATTGACGTTTGCGGTATTTGTGGGTGCGGCGTTTGTTGTAAACACTGCTGCTTGGAAATTGGCATTATTGGTATTGGTGAGGGCTAGGAGTGGAAGGCCGAGGTTATTTCGTGTATTGCTCGCCGTCAGTGGTGAATCAAATTGGATTTGCTCGTGGAATGTTTGCGTTTCTGGTTCGTAACGAAGGTCTCCGCTCCAGTAGATTCCACCAGCCTGATCAATGCGAAGATCGCCGCTGCCAAATCGCACCTCGTTGGTAAACGTCAACACATTCGTGCCTGTATTGGCGACTACTTGGCCGTTGGTGGTGAAGCCGAGAAGCGATGTCGCGGAATTGGTATTAGTGAGGGCTATCCATCCCAATCCTAAATTAGTTCTGCTTGCCGCTGCATTGGCTGTGGCATTGGTTCCAGAAAAATATATAGGCTCAATGTAGGAGATGTTATCGGCCAACCCCCATGCTCCACTTCGATACATCAACAGAACAGTCTCATCAAGCTGGTTGAGAGTGATTAGATTGGTTGCCGCGCCCAATTGCCTGATAGCCGTCACTGCATTGGTTGAATTGGCAAGATGGGTAATAGTAGCTCTATCTCCTTCAAATGTGGTTGCGGGATTTGTTGGCAACGTCACGATGTTCGTAACATTGGTTACTCCAACCGAAGGAGCAAGGCTGAACAAGAATAGGTTGCGACTATTTGTGGCGGCATTTGTTGATGTTCCTGTAACGTTTGTCTGATATTGGACAGTTGTGGATATCGGGGCTACTGCCCAGAAATTGGTTGGACTCACCACTTCTCCATTGGTATTCACCAATACTGGATTGGTATTAGCTCCAAAGAGTGCTGATTGAAATGTTGCGGCGTTGGTATTTGTTAGCCCGCTCCAAGGAAGGCCGAGGTTAGTGCGGGTTCCCGCCGCAGAATTGAGCGCAAATTCAATCGGAAGGGCCGTTTCAATAAATTCAGAATTTGCGACAAAATAAGAATTTGTTCCAGATCCAACACCCAAGTTTGGAACAACAAGCTCTCCAAACTGAACAATACTGTTCGTTCCCAAATCAATGCCTGTGCGGAAATTTGTGACATTTGTATTAGTCAACCATGTTGCTCCAAGCCCGATGGCATTACGGAAGTTTGTGGCATCTGTATTGGTAAGTGCAGACCAACCCAATCCAAGGTTGGTTCTTGCGGTTGCTGCGTTGGTGGCCCCAGTTCCACCACTTGATATAGAAAGAGTTCCACTAACATTGCTAAAATTTACTGATGAAATATTAGATGCTGGAATTTGACCAACAATATTTGTCGCCTGTAGATTTGTTAAATTTACTGCATTACTTGAAGACAGATTTGTCAAAACAGATGAAGCAGATTGAAACGCAGTTGAAGGATTGGTTGCTGCCGTCCCAAGTCCAGTGATGTTGGCGGCAGTTAAATTTGTAAGTCCAGCGCCATTTCCATTGGTGCGTAGAAGAAGTGCTGGAAAATTGGTGAGATTTATTGCGTTATTGTTTGCAAGATTTGTAAGATCAGAATCTGATGGTTGAAAATCTGTAGTTGAACTGGTGGCGGCTGTTCCCAACGAAAGCGCGGTTCTTGCGGCAGCAGCATTCGTGGCAATAAATACCGCATCTCCAACTACTGTAGAACCCAGATTCTGACGAGCGTTGACCGCATTTGTTGCTCCTGTACCACCACTAGAAATAGCAAGCGTTCCTCCAATGTTAGTGAATGTAACTGTGGAAATATTGGATGCGGGGATTATCCCTACAAGATTAGTGGCCTGAAGGTTACTCAATGCCCCGCCATTACCAGTTGCCAAATTGGAAAGTGCCGTGCTAGATGGCTGAAATGTAGATGCAGAATTTGTTGCTGCGGTTCCCAAACCGAGTCCCGTGCGAGCATTGGAAGCATCAGCACTCCAGAAGTTGGTAGGTTGGACTACGGCATTATTGGTGCCGACAAGAACGTTCCGAGTTTGCCCGAAGCCCGAAACAACAAAGGCTCCACTAATAATGAGTGAGAGAATATATTTCATTTTACATTAATCGCTTCCAAACCCTTTTGGTTCCTGTTTGGCTATCATAATCATTCGGGCGGATAACGAATGGATCGTTTTCAGCGTCAGTTCCATTGGTCAGTTGATAGATTGCTGGAACCCCACCAATGACAACAAATACCACAATACCCACCGCATAAGTTCCACTAACGGTATTTAGAGAATCAAGGTCTGTCGCCGCTCCACCAGTAAGCCCTGTAATGGATGGTTCGACGCGAAGAATGTTAATACTTGGAGTGGTAATCGGAGATGAGGACACACCGATAACACTACTGGAGGGGATAGGAATACAGATCTTACTCATTTATCGGGTAACCTCTGGTGAAATGATAACATTGCCTTGCAGGATTCGGGTTGTGACGGCCCCGTTGTATAGCTCAAGGTCATATACGGCTTTATCACAGACCGAGAGCGATGCCGTGTCAGATGCCGAAATAAATAGTCTAATAGATCCTGTAGCTTCATTCAAAACGATTCTACCATTAGTTGTAGACAATTCAAGGATTATGGCTTTGGATTCGGGCTTTGACCGAATATGCATCTTAGCCGTATAGCCCGCAAGATTAACGGGGGCTGAAGGTTCGCCCGTCTCATAAAACAATGTTTGATTGAAGGTTGCCCCCTGAAATATGCAGATATCAGCTTCGGCAATCGGTAGTTGAGCCATAAATGGCAAATAGAATCTACCAATTCTTCCTTATAGTCAAGGCTTGTTTGAGTTTTTTAAACGTCTCTTTGTTGAGCCGTTTCTTTTCCTCAATCGCCTCACTGCCAGCCATGGCTCCAAATACCTTGCGGGCGACAAACAATCCTACGGCAAACGAATCGAATAAGTCGGGAGACTTACCAATCCTCTTTTTCATATCAGTCTTAGACTCAATGATGATCTTGCGGGTTCGGCGCACATACTTTCTCTGGGTCATCTCCCATGCCAGATCTGGGGTGATTCCCTTGAGTTGCTCACATTCTAGGAAATAGCGGGCGGCAAAACAGAGTTCACTTGCCATGTTGTGGAACAATTCCTTGCCGACTTGGGGTTTTCCTGTGGCTTCGTTCCTCATGGCGTATTGGGCGCTAACAGGAAGGTCGGAAGCCGCTCCTGCAAAACTTACTGCATGCCAACCCTTTAGGAGTTCTCGTTCTCCGATTGACCAGAAGATACCGCCAGCCGAAGCATCCACCCCCATCCATTGATTCGGAATTCCTAATTTAAGGGACAGATCGTGGATTTGCTGGATCATCTCGTATTGGAAGTCCTCCTGAGATCCCGCCCTTCGGTTAAGGACATACTGTTTCTCGACAGCTATCGCCCATTTACCACTGATCAGCTTGCCATACTTGAGGTGGGTAAACACAAATCTATCACCTCCTTCAGTGTAGCTGGGGTCAATTCCTGCAATATCTTTCGGGGTTCCGTCCCAGATTGGCTTGTCTAAAGCTCCATGGCGGGCCAGCAGGATGTCTGAGACAATCGTGGAGTCATCGGCGTCTGCTGGAGGCCAGAAGCCCCGAAACTTCCTCCAATACTGAGGATTGAGTTCTCCGAGTTCCTTTCGGGCCAAGGCCACATCATTGGGTTTTGGGAGAAACGGATAGCGGAGTCCCTTTCCAGCGTCGAAGGACTGTTGGTTGGGGTTGTCATTTTCTGAATCAAACCTGATACATACTCCCTCAATACCAGCCACCCGTATCTTCCAGTTCGGGGTTTGCTCGTCCACGCTCATCCATCCCTTGATGGGTTCACAGAATTTTCCGTGGGGGTCGAAGATGGAAGATGGGTTGCCAGCGCCGACAATATAGAGTTCTTGTGCGCCCTTAAATCCCCACACGGCCTCGTTAATTACGGAAGCCGAACAATCTTGTAACTCATCGATTATCAACACGATACGACGATTCTTCTTACCTTGAAGTCGCTTTTGAGCGTCATCTTTGTATTCATCGCCAGCCGCCAGAAGCATAATGGATGAGGCATCACTTACCCCTGTTTCGGGATCGATAATAGCACCCTCCTCATCCGAAAGCTTGATGATGTCCATGGACTCAATGAGTCTTCCAGAGGCCAGCCCCATGTTTCGGGCCTCGCGATACATCTTGACCAGTGCCGCCCAGATACGCTGTTTAGCGTCTATTTTGGACGTAGAGACAACAATGGTCATTGTATTGATGGGGTCACAGAACCAATTGACCAGCGCAAACGCCGCCATCCCGTAGGACTTTCCAGAGTCAGTGCCGCCAGCGAGACCAGTAACACTTCGGACAAATCGGTTTCCCGTGGCCTCATCCACCTCATAGACTTGGTTGCAGAATGCCTGTGCGCTGAGTTCCGCCCACCTGTGCCACTGGAAGGTTGGCCAGATAGCTGAAACGATATTTCGGTAATGGCGGGCCTTTCCAAGCCCTCCTTCTTCGGGGGTAAGCCCCTGCAAGAAGGCGTCCATCTCAATGCGGATTGGTGTAATCGCCTGACCGTCTTTGGGTAACCACAACCTCCCGTATTTCTCTATCCCTTGATCAACTGTTGCCATTTATGAAATTTATACTAAACTAATCTGGATGGAGAAAAAGCGCAAGAGCGGAGAACGGGATTGGGACGCGCCCGAAAACCGTATTAAAAAACAGAATGCATTTCGGCTCTATGCTGCTGGTAGGGATTTGCCAGAAGTAATGAAAGCTTTGGACACCAAGCACAAGCCCACTCTTGAGAAGATGATCTATAGCGAGAAATGGGATGACTATGCTAAGATCTGGCAGGAAAATCCCGAAACAGAAAACCTCTACCCTTGGGATAAAGAGCGTCCAGCGGCCCTAGTTGCGCCACCCGCCAGAATGGAGGAGATGGATAAGAAGCGCAGGCTTGAGTGTATTAAGGGGTTCTCCATGTATTGTTCGGGGCGTACTCTGCGGGATATTGCCGAGGAACTAAAGGTAAGCGAATCTACTGTTTGCTTGTGGCGGGATACCCAACGCTGGATTCAGTGCCGCGAACGTCTGGTCAACGAGCAATCTCCTGCCCCTTGGGAAGATGACGGTGTTCCTTCTGTTATGTCGGAAATCACGGCATCTTTGGAAACCATGAAGAAATCGATCAAGTTTTTAACTGGCAGGGTTCTGGTGAAGGCCGCTGATGCCGCACAAGATCTGGACGGCATGGAGGCTCTTGGCATGATGCGGAACATCAAGCAGTTGGCAGAAGCTGCCGCCATCAACTTTTCTGAAGGCAACAACCAACAGAATGCAATTCAGATCAACATTGCTACCAAGCTGGAATCCATGAAGATTCCCGAAAACAACACTTATGAAGCGGAGCTAGTTGTCAATGAATGAAGCTCCGAAATTTTGCTACGAAAGAAAATCGAATGTCCCACCACAAGGATGGTGGGTGAATTGTCCGATTGTTGGCGATCCCGTTCGCGGAGGCGATTGGCATGATATGGTTGCGAATTGCGAAAAGCTTTTGATCTCCAAAAACATTACCCCGCCTGTGGATCTTGTGTCACAAATAGAACACAATCTTTGTGAGAGAATGGCTGGAAACGAAAACTGTGTGCCGTGTACCCAAGAAAAACAAACTTTGGGGTTCTCTCAAATTGTCCGATGGGTCAAGGCGATGTATCACTTTGCCAAAGACAACAAGTTCCAGCTAGTCGATCAAGAGGAGGCGGAGCGCAGGGCTAAGATTTGCGCGGCCTGTCCACATCAAATTGCCACTTCTGGCTGTTGGGGATGCAAGGGTATTGCTGGAATGCTTCCGCATATCGCTGGAGCAAAAACAACATCTTATGACCAGCAGCTTAAAGCCTGTGGAATTTGTGGCTGTTACAATGCAGTCTCTGTCCATCTTCCAGTTGACACACAAGGTGGGGAAGGGTTGAACTTCCCAGCCTTCTGCTGGAAGGCTACGCCACCTCAAATCGGGTAATCGCCTTGTTAAAGCTCATGTTGGCCACGCCTGTCGGGCCATCCCGATGCTTGCCGACAATAAACTCCATGGTAGGATTCTGTTCGTGGTCTTGAGCGTCTTCGCTATGAAGCATGATGACAATGTCTGAGTCCTGTTCGATGGCTCCAGATCCCTTGAGATCTGAAAGGCTTGGGCGTCCTCCGCGCTTGTCTGGGTCGCGGTTGAGTTGAGCCAGCACCAGAACGGGAACCTTGAGGGTCTTGGCCAGATCCTTGATACCACCGCTAATCTCCTCCACCTCGCACACGCGATTGTCTTTTCCGCGCTTGCTATCGCCCTTAACCAACTGGAGGTAGTCAATAATGATGAGGTCTAGCGGAGTGCGCTGGTGGGCGCGGCGAGCTACCGCCTTGAGATAGCCGATAGATTTGGCAGAGCTATCATCGCAGATGATTTCGGATGCTTGGATTTCTTGCACAGCCCTTCCAAGGGATTGTTTCTGATGCGGGGTCACCCGACCAGAGAGAATATCAGCAGCACCCACACGCGCCCGCGAGCGGATCATGCGCTCCATGAGGGCAACGCTTGTCATCTCCAAAGAGAAGATCAAGACCCGCTTTTTCTGGTTGAGCGCCACGTTTTCGGCAATCTGAAGGGCGCTGGCCGTCTTGCCAACCGCTGGTCTTGCGGCCAAGACAACCATATCTCCGCCGCGCAAGCCAAACATTAGAAGGTCATCCAATGGAGTGATGCCAGTGCGAATACCGATACAAGGTTTTCCAGCAATCGTAGATTCAATATTCTGGGCAGCGCGATCCAAGGCATTGTTGATGGAGAGCTTGCTGCCATCATCCATCTCGTAGTCAGCCCGCATTACGGTGGTCTCTGACCAGTTCTTGAGTTCTTCGATCTTTAATTCGCGGTCTCTGGCCTTGTGAACCATGTCGTTGGCCAAGTATTCCAGCGACCTTCTGTAGCGGGCTTCTTCCAACTTGGGGTAGTAACGTTTCCAGTTGTTGTGGGCTACACACGAAGTTGCAACTTCTGTAATCTTTTGTTCACCCCCTACGATGTCGTATTCGTTGGCGGCTTCGATCTCTCCCTTAACATTAATAATGTCTGCCTGCATCCCCTTGGCGATACAGCGCATGACTGCCCGAAAGATGATCTTGTTCTCCTGAAGGTAGAAATGATCTTCCTTTATGGATAAAAGGATCTCACGCTGATCTTCTGACGGGGCATGACAGAGGCAGGAAAGGATGGCGGTTTCGGCGGATGGTTCAAAGATGACTTCTTGCATAGGAAGCGTTAGACAGCCTCTTGGGCCTTTCGTTCACGCTTTCTTTGCAAAATTTCCATCATGGACTGCCTACGGCGTTCGCGCTCTGCTTCCGAGATTACCCGCTTTTTCTTGGCTTTTTTGGGCGGTTTTCGCACCACTTCTGTGGCTTTATCGCAAACTGTCCCAACTTGTGTATCATTTTTGACGCTTTGCTCTAATCCCATCGAATTCGATGGGGTATTTAATCCCGTCGAATCTGACGGAATTGGAAACCCCTCTTGTGCCATTTTGTGGAGAGATCCGTCTTTACACCCGTGGATGACCACTGCTTGGCTGGAGATGACTCTATCTGGGCATGTGACTCCTTGGACGGCTTGGGCTTCGGGGTCTTCAGCGTAGAAAACAATTTTCCCATCTTTCCATTGGTAGTTAACGCTCTTCCAGTAGGTTCGGATGAGTGGCGTGTCGCGGCCAATCTCCATAAAGTTCCATCGGCAACGAACATCCCAAGGCTCTGGAACATTTCCCGATTCCCTATAGGCCAAATTGTAAGTTGATAAAGATTGGGCTGAAGGACAAAAGTCTAAGAAATTAGGAGGGTAGACCGCACTGCCCACAATCATTTTGTAGATATTCTTTCCATTGGTTG